TTAGAACTTCAGCGTGGCATCGTCGTGTTTGGGTGGCGGGTGGCTGTCCCTCTGGCGGCGCATGCCGTAGGCGAGGGCAAGGCCCAGCACGGCGGAACCGACGACAACGGCGAGTAGTGCGAAGAAATTCTCCATGACATTCTCCTCCCTGAGGCGATGATAGCACAATCGGACGCGCGCAACCAAATACCTGCACGTTATCCCTAACCGATACGCAGGGCCGGCAAAGGCTCATCCGAAAGGGCAACGAAGGTGGCGCTTGAGTTGTTCCGGGCAAGTTGGAAATGTCCGGCGAGATTTGAGGATGGCTTGCTGCTGATGCGTGGTCGCGCAACCCCGGCATAGGGCGAACGGCAGCGTCTGCGAGCGTCGCCGGTGCATGAGGTGGCGGTGCCGATTCTCGTGGACGGCGCAATCTCAAGGATCAGCCCGATGCGCCCCGGCATTCAACGCCTGATGCCGGCAAGCCAAAATCACGAGAAAGCGGCGCACGTCACGCGCCTTTGATTGCCCAGTGGCTGGCCAGGCGGGCGCCATCCAAAAAAAAGAACGAAACTAGAACAAATTTTGTGCGAAGGGGTTGCCATTCTGCCGGAAGCGGGCTAAGGATATTTCAGGATGGTCGTTTCGTAATCGAAGCGGCCTTTTTCATTTTTGGAGGCACGAGACGGTCGATCGCGCTCCTGCAGGTTGCAGCCCGCGGCTGTCCATCCAGATGTCTCTCTCTCTCTCTCTCTCTCTCTCGAATTGGCCGACGCGCCTCACGTGCTTCTCGGCTTCTTGGAAGGGCCGTGCCCTGTTCGCGTGTCGTCCTTGCTGGAAGGACAGCGTTGCGCGTTTGCACGACGTTGATAAGGTCGTTCGGCGACGCTTATCGTGATGTCGTTTCTGCGAGGTGGCGCAAGCGTTCAGCAACGCGAAGACGTTGCTCCTCGGATAACTTCCGTATGACCGATTCGTAATAGGCACCGACAAATTCGAGGGCCTCGGGACGATCGCCTGCGCCGAAATACGAGCGGGAAACCCAGTAGGCGGCTTCTTCCAGGTCAGCTTCCACGACGATGCCAAGTTCGTAGGCGGCCGCGATCATCATCTGCGCACCGTAATGGTCCTGGAGGGCCGCGCTATGCCACCAGCGGAACGCCTCCTTGGGGTTGCGCTCGACGCCTAGCCCCTCGTGGTAAATCGTGGCCAGCCGCCCTTGAGCGCCGATGTGGCCGCCGCGCGCAGCCAGCCCATTCCAGTGGTAGGCGGCAGCCAGGTTTTCCTCGGTATCGCCGAAAAAATGTTCTCCGAGCGCCGCTTGCGCGTCGACGTTTCCGCCCTTGGCGAGTTCGATCAGTCTCGGTGCTATGGTCGTGGCGCCTGGCGGCGGCGGATCGGCCAATACAGGCTGTCGACGGGCCTTCCCGGCGAAAATTGCACGCAGCCACGTCCATAAATGCTGGATCATTCGTCGTCGCTGCTCCTATCGGGGGAGTTGATTGATGAAGCGTCGTCAAAGCCGTGTTGCTCAGCTTCAGGGGGCTGAGACCGCGGGATAACGTCGATAGCTGTGTCGACGCGGTGTTGCTCGTCTGCTCAGCCTCGGCCGCCATCAATCTGTTCTTCTTCCGATATCTCCAGCGCCTGCGGCGACAGGCTGTCTGCGGGTGTTCCTTTGGCTGCCCCCCGGTGCCTGCCGCGAGCATCGAGTGCCGCGCAGAAGCCGGCCGGTGCCGTGTTCAGGTCGACACCGCCGTCATCCCGGTTGTGCCTGTCGATTGCCTGGCGGGCACCGTGATGTCCCTTGCGCGCGGCGTTGCGCCACCAGCGAATTGCCTCCTGTGGATCGGGCTCGACGCCGAGGCCCTTGTCATAGATCGTTGCGAGGCGGGCCTGCGAAGCGGCGTGGCCCTGGCGGGCTGCCTGTCCGTTCCAGTGGTAGGATGCGGCGTAGTTTTCCTCGCGGCCATCGTTGAAATAGATTTCGCCGAGCACTGCCTGGGCGTCGAGATTTCCTGACGTGGCGAGTTCGAGCAACCTGGGCGAGACATTTGCGGCGGACAGCCGCGGCGTGAAAATGGTCTTCAACCTTCTGACTGCGTTTTGGATCATCAGACACCCGTCTTATTCATTGGCATAATTCCTCAAAATCGGGACGATCGAATGGATAAATTATGCTGCAATTTGAATGTGTTATGTCTCTAACTCACCTGTCTTATCCGGTATGAGGCGCCTTTGCGCGGCCTGTAAATTAGTATTGGTGACAGAATACAACCTAAGGTCAAGTGGGTCCGCGCAATTTCCCGTGGATATCGGAAGGCTGTTGCTCGTTTGCCGCTTGCTGCGCGCGCGGATGCCTGAGCGATTGTAAAGAGCTTTGCGGCGCCATTGGCGCTGCATGGGAGTCCTGATCATGAGTATCGGAAAACCAGCCAAGGACCCGAAGACGGGGCGTTTCCTGCCGCGCGAGTCGCGGGTCGGAGCCCCAATCGGGGCGGGTGCACCTGCACGAACGCGCGCCCGCAAGGCGGTGCGCTCCAAGCTCGGCGAGCTCTTTCTCGACGACATGCTTTGCGCCTGGGAGAGCCGAGGGGCGGCGGCGATCCAGGCGCTGATCGAAAAGAACCCGCATGATTTCCTCAAGGCCGTGGCTTCGCTGATGCCGAAGGACGTGACCGTCAATGTCAACCAGATCGGGGAGATGACGGATGAGCAACTCCTCGAGCGGATCCGCAAGCTCGACGCCAAGATCAAGCCTTTCCTCGCTGCTCAGGGAGCGGATGGAACTGGCGATGGAGATCGGGCGGCGGCAGAACACGAATAGGCTGCGCTACTACCGGCCCTATGCCAGGCAGGCCGCCTTTCATCTGGCGGGCGCCACCTTTCGCGAACGGCTTTTCATGGCTGGAAACCAGCTGGGCAAGACGCTGGCAGGAGCGGCCGAAGCGGCCATGCACCTGACTGGCGACTACCCGGAATGGTGGGCGGGCCGACGCTTCGACCGGCCGATCACGATGATCGGTGGTTCGGAATCGCACGAGCTGACACGCGATGGCGTGCAGCGGCTGCTCGTCGGCCCGCCAATGAGCGAAGAGGACTGGGGCACCGGCTATATCCCGAAGGCGGCGATCGTCTCCCATACGCGCCGATCGAGCGCCTCGGGCGCGCTCGACAGCGTGACGGTGCGCCACGCTTCGGGCGCAACCTCGACGCTGCTTCTGAAGGCCTATGAGCAGGGCCGCGCCAAGTGGCAGGCCAACACCGTGGACTATGTCTGGTTCGACGAGGAGCCGCCGGAGGACGTCTATTTCGAGGGCATCACCCGCACCAATGCGACCGGAGGCTCGGTCGCCGTGACGTTTACGCCGCTCAAGGGCATGAGCTCGGTGGTCAGCCGCTACCTGCTGGAGCCTTCCGACGACAGGACGGTGGTGACGATGACGATCGACGATGCCGAGCACTATACGCCGCAGGAGCGGGCGAAGATCATCGCGAGCTATCCCGCTCATGAGAAGGAAGCGCGCACCAAGGGCGTGCCGACGTTGGGGTCGGGCCGGATTTTCCCGGTGACCGAGGAGCAGATCCGCATCGAGCCTTTCGAGATCCCCGGCCATTGGGTGCAGATCGGCGGGCTCGACTTTGGCTGGGATCATCCGTTTGCTGCCGTCGCCTGTGCCTGGGACCGGGATGCGGACATCTTCTACGTGACGAAGGTTTACCGCGAGCGCGAGGCGACGCCGATCATCCATGCCGCCAGCTTAAAACCCTGGGGCGCCTGGCTGCCCTGGTCATGGCCGCATGACGGCCTGCAGCACGACAAGGGCTCGGGCGAGCAACTGGCAGCGCAATATCGCGGGCAGGGGCTCGCGATGCTCCAGGAGCGGGCGACCTTCGACGACGGCACCAACGGTGTCGAGGCAGGGATATCCGACATGCTGCAACGCATGCAGACCGGGCGCTTCAAGGTGTTTTCCACCTGCGGCGAATGGTTCGAGGAATTCAGGCTCTACCACCGCAAGGACGGCCGGATCGTCAAGGAACGCGACGACGTTCTCTCGGCCTGTCGCTACGCGCTGATGATGAAACGCTTTGCCCGGGTGAAGGCCGATGCGGCCGCCTGGAAATTTATGGATCGGAAGGTTGTGTAATGGCAGCGATGACAAAACAGGCGCTGGCGGACCTCGTCGGCCAGCTCGTCCGGGATTGCGAGACCTATCGCGACGCGCTGTCGGTCGACCGCATCCGGGCGATGGAATATTACGACGGGGTGATGAAGGACGTGCCGTCCGACGCCAACCGCTCCAAGGTGGTTTCGCGCGACGTGCGCGCGGCGGTGAAGAAGGTGCTGCCTTCGCTCGTTCGTACCGTGCTCGGCAACGACAAGGTGGTCGAGTACGAGCCGGTCAACCAGGGCGACGAGGCGGGCGCCGAGCAGGCGACCGACTATATCAACTACATCGTCTTTCCCGAGAGCGACGGCTATGACGCGGTGCAGGACGCGGCGCACGATGCGCTGAAGCTCAGGAACGGCGTGATCCGCTGGTGGTACGAGAAGAAGCAGACCGTCGAGGTTTCCAGCCATACCGGGCTCGATGAGGCGGCGCTGGTGCAGCTGATCGCCGACGATGCGGTGGAGGTGCTGGAACAATCGCAATCGGTCGAGGCGATCGAGCTGCCGACGGCGCGCGTGGAGCAGCCGGTCTTCAACGTGAAGATCCGCCGCACCGGCGAGCGTGGTACGACGCGGCTTGCCGCGGTGCCGCTGGAAGAGTTTCTCATCCATCCGGACGCGATCTCGATCGACGACAGTCCGATCACCGGCATCAACCGGCGCATGCGCCGCTCCGACCTCATCGCCATGGGCTATGACCGAGCGAAGGTGGAAGGCTTTACTGTCGCCGGCGACCATGACGGCGACGACGAGGCATTCACCCGACGGCGCGATGTCTTTGGCGACGGGGAGGCGACGCCGACCGCGCTGCAGGAGGTGGAATACTACGAACTCTACGTGAAGGTGGACGCCGACGACGACGGTATCGCCGAGCTGCGCCGCCTGGTCTTTGCCGGCGGTATCGGGCCGGACAACTTGCTGGACGACGAGGAATGGGACGAGGTGCCCTTTGCCGATCTCATCACCGAGCGCCGCCCGCACCAGCGCGAGGGCAACTCCGTCACCGACGATATGGCCGAGATCCAGCGGGTGAAGACCGTGCTCCTGCGCCAGACGCTCGACAATCTCTACTGGCAGAACAACCAGCAGCCGATCGTGCAGGAAGGTGTGATCCAGAACCCGGAATCGGTGCTGAACCCGAAGTTCGGCCAGCCGATCCGCGTCGGCCAGGGCGTCGATGTGCGCGGGGCTGTCGGCTACACCGCCGTGCCGTTCGTGGCGCGGGAATCCTTTTCGATGCTCGGCTATCTCGACCAGGAGGCGACCGACCGCACCGGCATTTCTGACGCCTCCAGCGGCATGGCGCCGGACGCGCTGCAGAACATGACGGCGAAGGCGACGGCGCTGGTGGAGCAGGCGGGCATCGGCCAGACGGAGCTGATGGTGCGCACCTTTGCGCAAGGGCTGAAACGGGTGTTCAAGGGCCTGCTCGGCCTCGTCATCAGGCACCAGGACCGGCCGCGGGCCGTGCGGCTTCGCGGGCAATGGGTGACCTTCGACCCTCGCCACTGGAACGCCGGCATGGACGCGACTGTCAACACCGGCCTTGGCGCCGGCACACGCGAGCGCGACATGCTGATGATCCAGATGATCCAGCAGTTGCAGGAAAAGCTCTTGATGACGCTTGGGCCCGACAACCCTTATGTCTCGCCCGACAACCTCTACAACGGCATTGCCAAGACGGTGGAAGCGGCGGGGCTGAAATCGCCCGACCTCTACTTCACCAAGCCGACGCCCGAGGACATCCAGAAACGGATGCAGGCGACTGAGCAGCAACAGCAGCCGGATGCGGCCATGCAGAGGCTGCAGATGGAAGCGCAGCTGGCGGCCGAGAAGACCCGGATCGACGGCGAAAACGCCAAGCGCAAGCTGGAGATGGAACGGGAGCTGAAGCTTGCGGAAATCCAGCAGAACGGCGCGTTGAAGCGCTACCAGATCGACGCCGAACTCGCGCTCAAGCGAGAGACCAACGCCGCGCAGCTGCTCACGCGTGAGCCAGTTTCGCCTGTCCAGATCGGAGGGCATCCAGGATGAACGAAAGCACAAGCCAGAAGCTTGTTCGCTACATCCTGAACGATAGTATCCCGGCAGATATGGTCAAAGCGGCTTGGTCGGGCCTAACGCTTCCAGGGGATGTGTACGCTGGCAAAGTCGACCCTTTGAGTGAAGAAGGGCTTTCGCGGGCGATGGATACCGCCGGTCTCGCTGTTACGGGGAACATTCCCGCTGCCGTGATGCGAAAGCCGAGGAGCAGAGTTCTTGCCGCAAACCGGGAAATGGAGCATGATCCGCCAAGCTATCCGCAACGACCATTCGAGGCGGATTATCCGGACGGAGCGGTTGCCGATGACACAGGCCGCCTCATGTTCGATATTGAGGGGCGCCCCCTCACGGCTCGATACATCGCGGGAAGGCGGACGAATGAGCAAGCTGATACCAGTCTCTCTACCCGAGAACTGGCAGGAGTTGTCGAAGGAGGAACAAACCAAGTTCCTCGTTTCACGCCTCGAGAAGAAATCGGGGGCGGGCACGGTGGTACCTTTGTTGACACCAGAACCGGACAGCCACAACTAGTTGGCATCGCCAACGATCTGCACCCGAACGATGTTCATCGAGTTCTTGGGCACGAAACCGGCCACGTCATAGACCAGATCGTGGGAAACATCCCGACCGAAGGCCTTGAGGATCAGCTCCTTCAAATCTACGATACCCTGCTCACTGGTAATAAGCCTGGCCCACGTAGACTTGGGCCGAGTGATGTTGGTTACGATAAAGACGTGGTGTCGAAAGAGTTGATGGGGGAGGCGTTGCGCGCCTACCTGACCGGCCCAAATTACATAAAGACCGTCGGTCCAGACGTTGCGGCTCGAATACGCGAACATGTCAACCCACATCCCATCCTCAAGAAAATCATCCAATTCAACAGTCTGGGAGCCGCCGGGGCGTTAGGTGCGGCTTGTTTGGCAGATTGGCGCCAGACAGTTGACGATGAAGATTTCGGGGCACTCTATCGTGCAGGACGTGGCGCATGAACAGTGGTGAAAAATCCGCCGCAGCGCGGGCCCTTCTCGACAACCCACTCTATCACCTCGTTATGGACGAGTTGGAGATGGTAGCCATCAACGGCTGCATCAACGCTCCGCTCGTTGACGACGAAACCCGCGCCGCCTTTGCGGCCGAAGTGCGGGCCATCAGGAAATTTCGTGGCAAGCTCAAGTTCCTCGCCGAGGAACAAGCCAATACCGACGGTAAGGGCGCCCCGGCATAGGGCCCGGGCCAAACCTTTAGAAGGCAACCAAGCACATGTCAGACGCAGCCACCAATTCCCCGTTCGTCGGGGAGGGTGATAGCGGCCGCGCCGCACTCACCATCGACGACGCCGCGAACGTCGACTTTGCCGAGCCCGGAGAGGCCAACGCGCAGGAAGAGGAAGACGGGCAGTCGACGAATGCGCCGTATGAGACCACAGTGGATGGTCAAGAGGCCGGCGAGACCGTAGACAACACCGAAGGCGACGAGCCAGCCGGGGCCGAGAACGGCGACGCGGCCAGCCAGATCATTACCCTGAAGGGGGGCGATCAGGTGCCGTTGTCCGAGCTCAAGCTCGGGTATATGCGGGAGCGCGATTACAGACACAAAACTCAGGAGACCGCCAACAAGGGCCGCGCTCTTGAGGGCATGACAACCCGCGTGGTCAACACGGTCAAGGGTATCGCTTCCTACCTGGCAGAACGTTTGCCGCCTGAGCCGCCGCGGTCGTTGGCATATCAGGACCCCGCCGCATACACCCGCCAAAAGGCGATGTACGACGACGGCTTGGCAAACATCAACCAGATCATTGAACTGGCGAACGATTCAAGCGCTGTGGCCGGCGAACTCGCATCGACGGCCACCGAAGAGACGCTTCAAACCGAGAGTGAGAGGCTGGCGCAGGTGTTCCCGCAGACGACGAAGGAAGACGGCCGCAAGGCTTTCTTCGATCAGGCGTTTACGGCGGCGCGTGAGCTTGGTTTCTCCGATCAGGAATTGAAGGGCGTTTCGGATCATCGACTGTTCGGCCTGGCCTACTATGCCCAGATCGGGATGAAGGCAGAGCAGGCGCGGCATAAGGCACTGACGAAGGTGACGGCAGCGCCCCCGGCCACGCCGAACCCTCGGCCGAACGGTGGCGCCAACCAGCAAATTCGTCAGAACAAGGAAGCGTTGCAGCGGTTGTCCAAAACCGGGTCGATGAAGGACGCGATGTCCATCGACTTCGATTAACCCCAGCTTCAAAGGAATACAAACATGGCCGCACTGGCAAACACCTTCCAGACGACGAACGCCAAGGGCAATCGGGAACAGCTTTCCGATGTGGTGTCCCGCATCACGCCGGAGGATACCCCAATCTATTCCCTGATCGAGAAGGGCACGACCAAGGGCACGCATCCCGAATGGGAAACGGATGAGCTGGCCGCTCCCGGCGCAAACATCAAACCCGAAGGTGACGAATATACGTTTGGCACCATCCAGCCGCCGGCTCGCCTCGGCAACTATACTCAGATCCTGCGCAAGGACTGGATCATTTCGGGTTCCCAGGAGGCAGTCGAGAACGCCGGCAGCGTCGAAAAACGCAAGTACCAGAAGCTGAAAAAGGGCGTCGAGATCCGCAAGGACGTCGAATTCGCCATCGTCGACACCAACGCCTCTGTCGGTGGTGCTACCCGCGAATTCGGCTCGCTCAATACCTGGATCACGTCGAACGTCTCCCGCGGCGCCGCCGGCGCCAACGGTGGATTTAACGCCGGTACCGGCCTGACAGTTGCGCCGACCGATGGCACGCAGCGTGCGTTTTCCAAGCCCATCTTGGACAGCGTTATGCAGCAGGGCTACCAGAGCGGGGCGAACTTCCGCCACGTCTCGGTTTCGCCCTACGTGAAGAGCGTGTTCGTCACCTTCATGTCGGACAGCAATGTTGCACCGTTCCGCTACGCTGTTTCCAGGGGCGGCGAGCGCAACACCATCGTTGCAACGGCTGACTACTACGAAGGCCCGTTTGGTACGGTCATGATCCACCCGAACCGGGTGCAGGCGACCGGTAATCAGCAGTCGCGCAACGCCTTCTTCATCGATCCCGAAATGCTGTCTTTCCTCTGGTTCCGCGAGATCCAGGAAGACAAGGACGTCGCGAAGACGGGCGACGCCGACAAGGGTGTGATCATCGGCGAAGGCGCGCTGAAGGTGCACAACGAGAAGGGCCTCGGCGTCGCAGCCGACCTCTTCGGCCTGTCCGGCGCGAGCTAATCGCGTCGGCTCCATCACCATCGTCATCATCTGAGAAAGGGCGGGCTTCGGCTCGCCTTTTCCATTTCAGGAGAAACGGAAATGGCAGATCCTAACAAGCCAACGACGACCCCGCCGACCTTAGCGGATGAAAAGCCCGAAAAGTCCGGTGTTCCCATTCGCCTGCTCTACGATTTCTGGGCCGAGGACGAACAGCGGGTGCCGGCGGGTACAGAGCTTATGGTGCCCGTCAAAATCGCCAAGGATCTGATCGACGCCGGCAAAGCCGGGCGCGCCGACCCGCTTCCAGGCGATTCCGCATGATCATTCGTGATGGAGCTTGGACGCTCTACGATCACGACCCGATGACGGGCCGCTCGGTCTGGCATTACTTCGACGGGGAGAAAGACGTTTTCCGGGTCGACTACCCCGTCGACAACCTCATCAGCGAAAACCAGGACGTCCGCAACAGCGCCGAAAAGGCATGGCGCGGCGACTGGCACCGGGTCGCGTCGATTCCGCTGAACATCGCCCACGATGGCGGCCTCGTGCAGGCCCACAGCGAGGGCGACGACCGCTTTGTGAAGCAATTCCTGAATAACTCCGACAATCGCGCCTGGCGCACAAAGGACGGCCACCTATGATCGTTGAGTTCGACCGCGTCAAAGGGCAGGTGAAGGCCATCGAGGCGAGCCGGCCCAGCGCCGAGCAGGATCCTGAAGGCCACAAGGAAGCGAATGAGCGCGTCTCTCGTCTCATTGATCGGTCCCGCATGTATGCCGAGGCCGAGCGTGCCCGGAGGGTTCCGCTATGAGCGCCATCGCCGACTACGCGTCGTTGCTCGTCGACGCTGGCGAATACAGCGGCCGGAACGATATCGCGCACCTCTTCCCGCGTTTCCTCGGCCTGGCAGAGCTGAAGCTCAATCGCTTCCTGCGCGTGGCCGAAATGGAGATCGTGGACACTGTCGCCGTCACCAACGGCACCGGGACGTTGCCGGTGGACTTCCTCGAGGCGCGTGAGGTGAAGAACGCCAATGGGGCTTCCATTCGGGCCGTGGCCCTGCAACAGCTCACTGAAAGCTATATGGGCCGCGCCGGCATCCCGACCGGATACGCGATTGTTGGCAGCACCATTAATGTTCGGCCCGTCGGCGACGGAAACCTGACCATCACCTATTACGGCAAGATCCCGCCGCTGACGCCCGCGAATACGACGAACTGGCTCCTGGACAAGGCGGCAGATGCCTACCTCTATTCGCTCGTCGAAGAGATCGCGATCTGGGAACGCGACGTGGGCAAGGTGGGCGCAGCCCAGCAGTTGAAGCTGCTTGCTATCTCCGGCCTGAAAATCGGAGACGAGCGGTCGCGCTGGGGCAATGCCCAAGTGGTAGTTGGAGGGCCGACGCCATGACGCTGCTTTCGTCGATCAATGAAGTTTGCGACGTCGTCGCGCTCGATCGCTTCGACAGCGTCTACGGTTCGGCGAACCCGAATGCGCAGACGATGGTTGCGCTTGCCCAGGAGGCCGGCGACGAAATCGCGCGCCGCGCTGACTGGCAGCAGATGCTGAAGGAACGGGTTGCACAAAGCTCGCCCGAGCCGTTGCCGGCTGACTACGAGCGTATGACACCAGGCGGCGCCGTGCGCAGTGCTGCAGGTGCATTCTATCGGCCCATCACCAACAGTTCACAGTGGGCCGTGATTGTCGGCGTCGTATCGGCCCAGCCGTATTTTTTCATCAAGGGCAACCAGATCCTGTTTTCGCCGGCAGCATCCGGCGTCGCATCGGTCATCGACTACGTGTCGAAGTTCTGGGTGCTGCACGACCCTGAAGGGTCGGGCGATACGCTGGCGGCCGACGACGACGCCCCGCTTTTCCCTGAGCGTTTGCTCGTCAAAGGCATCCTGTGGCGCTGGAAGCGGCAGAAGGGCCTACCATTCGACGACGCCCTTGCTGAGTTCGAGGCCGACCTCCTGCAAGAAATCAACGCCAATCGGGGTGCATCATGAAGATGGCGGTGAGACCCGGCCGTATCGGCCAAAGCAATCGTGGCTCGGCGAGTGTCGGACAGATGCAATCATCGCAACCGGTGACATTCCCTGCACCGCGCGACGGCCTCGTTACGGCGACGGACATGGCTTCTCAAAAGCCTGGTTCAGCGACCGTACTGCGCAATTTCTTCCCGACGTTGGTCGGGTGCAAGATCAGGGGCGGTTCGCAGAAAAGAGGTCTCGTGGCTGACGGGGGCGATATCAAGAGCGCCTTCAAGTACAAGTATGGCGCCACCGAGAAGCTCTTCGTCGCGACGAACACCGCGATCTATAATGTCAGTTCGCCGGCAGCGCCACCAACCACGACTGCGGCGGATGTGTCGGGCCTCGCTGGCGGTGATTGGTGTACCTTCCAGCATACTAACGCTGGCGCCGCGAACCTCATTTGCCTCAACGGCGCGAACGATCGGCGGATCTACAACGGCACGAGCTGGACGACAGCGCCGGCCATCACCTTCATCGACGGCACGACCATGCCGCAGCTCAATTATGGCTGGATGTTCAAGAACCGGCAGTTCTTCCTGAAGAACGCAACGCTTGATGCCTACTACCTGCCCATCAATGCCATGGGTGGGGCGGCCGTCCTGTTTCCGCTCGGTGGGGTCATGAAGCGCGGCGGTTCGTTGATGACCGGCTTTTCATGGTCGCTCGAAAGCGGCGATGGCCTGTCGGATATGTGTGTTTTTGTCTCGACCGAGGGAGAAGTCGCAGTCTATGCCGGCTCTGATCCGAGCGACGCCAACAACTTTGCGCTGAAGGGTGTCTATCAGATCGGCAAGCCGCTCGGAAAGAACGCCTGGATCCGAGCCGGAGCCGATATCCTCGTTGCCACGAGTGACGGGCTCACCCCGATTTCGCAGGTTTTCCAGCGCGACCGGCAGGCGTTGAGCCTCGTCTCCGTATCGCGGCCGATCGAAGACGATTGGAAGCGGGCAGCAAACGCGACCGGTGGCGGTTGGACGCTGAAGCAGTGGCCGGAGCAAAACCTTGTCTTCGTCGCGTTCCCTGAAAACACCGTCGTCGCCGATACGACCTTTGTTTTGAACGTGCTCACCGGCCGGTGGTCGACCATCACGAACTGGCAGGCGCTCTGCTACGAAACCCTGCAAGGTGGGCTCTTCTTCGGCTCGATCGATGGGTATGTCTGGCAGGGCGATACGAGCGGAACCGATGGAGGGCTGACATTCAGCGGGACCTACCTTTCGCAATTCGCACCGGCGGGCCAGTTTGGTCAGCGCGCGACCGCCACCATGGCGCATATGTATTTTCGCGGGAAGTCGCGCCCTAAAGTCCGGCTGTTCGCTAAGGCCGACTTCGACAAGACCACGCCAAATTTCAGCGGTGTCACCCTTGGTAATACGACCTCGGCCGAATGGGACGTCGGCCTTTGGGATGTCGCGATGTGGGATAGTGTATCGGAGTTGATGCGCTACGATTTTCGCCAGAACGTCAGAGCAAGCGGCGACATGCTTGCTGTCGGCTGTGTCATGACGTCGGGCGGGGCGGTGAAGCTCGATGTCGAAGTTGACCTTGCCACACTGCAAGTGTCCGTCGGTGAGGCCAGCGCTTGAAACTGGTTTGGGGAGGAGAGAGCGCCTCCGAGATCAACCAAGCCGTCGCTTTGTTCATTGCCCGACAAATTCCGAGCTGCGAGCGCGGATGGGAGAACTTCACGACACTGGGGCTCGTTGACGACGATCGTCTTGTCGCTGGTGTCGTATTCCACAATTACGCGCCCGAGGCCGGCGTCATCGAACTGTCAGCGGCGGGGACGAGCCGGCGCTGGCTCACGCGCCCGATGCTCAAAGGCATGTTCGGCTACCCCTTCGATCAACTCCGTTGCCAGGTCGTTGTCTTGCGGGTCTCCGAGCGCAATGCCGGCATGATCGAGATCGCCGAACGTTTCGGCTTCAAGTCCTATCGCATTCCTCGCCTGCGCGGTCGCGACGAGGCGGAAATCCTGTTCACTCTGACAGATGACGACTGGCGGGCGCATCCCGTCAATCGGAGGTAAACCATGGGCAAATCAAAAGCACCGAAGGCTCCCGATCCGCCCGAAACGGCGGCGGCTCAGACCTCGACGAACATCGGCACGGCCATCGCCAACGGCTATCTTGGCAACGTCAACCAGGTCACACCCGACGGCAGCCTGACGTATTCGCAGACTGGCACCAACAAATGGACGGACCCGATGAGCGGAGCCGTCTACGATCTGCCAACATGGACTGCAACGCAGACGCTTTCGCCCGGGCAGCAGGCCATCAAAATCCAAAACGATGCCGCCGAACTCAATCTGTCGAAGCTCGCGAACTCGCAGTCAGGACGGCTACAGGATCTGCTGGGCAAGCCGTTCAATCTGGACGGTGCGCCGGCTGCCGGCGACCCCTCGAAAGTTGGGCTGCCGCAGTACACGCAGTATGGCTCAGGCCCAAACCTGCAAACCAGCCTCGGCAATGCTGGCAACGTCCAGAGCACGATTGCGGACGCCGGAAACATTCAGAAATCGCTGGGGAACGCTGGCGACATCACCAAAACCTACGACTACAGCTCCGACACCTCACGCTATGAAAATGCGCTGATGGAGCGGATGAACCCGCAGCTCGCGCAGAGCCGATCCGTGCTCGAAACGCAGCTTGCAAATCAGGGACTGCAGCCGGGTTCCGAGGCCTATAACCGCGCGATCGATTCAGCGACGAGGCAGGAGAACGACGCTCGGTTCGGCGCGATCCTCAATGCGGGTCAGGAGCAATCACGTCTCGCCGGTCTCGCTCGTGATCAGGCAGGTTTCCAGAACAACGCCCAGCAGCAGGCCTATAACCAGATGCTGTCGAGCGGTCAGTTCGCGAACACCGCCCAGCAGCAACAGTTTGGGCAGAACCAGGCGCAGCTGCAGGCGAACAACACCGCCCAGCAGCAGAAGTTCGATCAGGGCCTGGCCTCGGCAACGTTCGGGAACTCCGCCAACCAGCAGATGTACCAGAACAACCAGACCCAGACCGCGGCGAACAACGCGCTCAAAGACCAGACGTTCAACGCACAGCAGGCCCAGCTTGCGGCCCAGAACCAGGCGCGGTCGCAATATCTCAACGAGCAATATGCGCTGCGAAACCAGCCGATCAACGAGATTTCGAGCCTGCTTTCCGGCGCTCAGGTCAACAACCCGAATTTCGTTCCGACTCAGGGGCAGAGCATCCCGAACATCGATTACGCCGGCATGGTTCAGCAGGACTACGCGAACAAAGTCGGCGCTTACAATCAAAAACAGGCGGGCATCGGCTCGGTCCTTGGTGGTCTCGCCGGCTTCGCAGCTCTATCGGATGAGCGCGCGAAGAAGGACAAAAAGCTCATCGGCGGGCTCTACGAGTACCGATACAAGGGCGAGGGCAAGAGCGCCCCGAAGCGCATCGGCGTGATGGCTCAGGAGGTGGAGAAGGTGCGTCCGGAAGCGGTCTCCAAGGGTTCGGACGGTTTGCGTCGCGTCGATTACGGGATGCTGTTCTCTGCCCCGGTTAGAAAGAAGAGCGCATGAACCCGTTTGCTGTCTACACCGGCTTGCAGAAACCCGACACCACCCAGAACCGCCAAAAGCTCGCCGAGCAACGGCAGGCAATGATCATGGGACAGCCGATGCCCCAGAACGTCGCCGACGGCGCGGGTGCCCTCACGATTGTCGTTGCAGCTGGAATGGCGAAGCGAAATGCCGCGTTTCCGGTGACCCCGGGAGCTGCCCAGCCCTCGGCGCTGAATGGCCTCGCCAACTTTTTAACGATGGGCCGTAATGGAGGGCTCTATTAATGGTCGGATTTCTGTTTGGCGGCGACACTGGCGAAACCGCGCAGTCGCTCGCTCGCAAGCGGCAGGTGATTGATGCCCTTTCGCAGCAGATCATGGGCGCACAGCCGAAGACGGCCGCGGAAGGGATCGGCGCGTTGCTGAAGGGCGCCGCCGTCGGTTTCGGCAAGTATCGCGCCGACAAGGCAGAGAAGGCCGCCACGGATGCGGCCTCGACCCTCTACAACTCGATCCTCGGCACGCCCGCGCGTGCGACGGCGACCAAGTCCGGCGCCATGCCGAAGGTCGACAGCAGGGGTAACATGCCCGTTGCGACCATTGGCAATGACGAGATCCGCAACGGCATCATTTCCTCAGCCTCAGCGCTCGGCGTCGATCCAGTTGAGCTCGCAACAGCTATTTCATACGAGACGGCCGGCACTTTCGACCCAAGAAAGAAGGGGCCGACGACGCAATACGGTCAGCACGAAGGCTTCATTCAGTTCGGGGAGCCTCAGTCGAAAGAGCATGGCGTCGATTGGAACAATCCTGTCACTTCTCAGCTCGGTGAGAACGGCGCTGTCGTCAGTTACCTTCGGAAGGCGGGCGTACAACCAGGCATGGGCTTGCTTGATATCTACAGCGCCATCAATGCTGGAAGGGTTGGGCGCTATGGCGCATCTGACGCCAACAACGGCGGCGCACCCGGAACCGTGCGTGACAAGGTCGAACAGCAGATGGCGGGGCACCGTGGAAAGGCGCTGGCGCTGATCGGCGATAGCGCCGGCCAAATCGGGCGTGCACCGCAGAACGCAGCCGAAGCTGGGTCGGCAATGCCCGGAGGCGACATGCCCCAGCAGAGCGGAAGCCCGTTCGCCTCACCTTTTGTCGACTCGGCAATGCAGGAGGGTGGCGGCTCGCTCTCCGACGAGGTCGCGGCATTCGAGCAAACGGCGGAATACGCCGCGCGCTTCCCGGGCAGGGATGCTCAGGCGCCCGCCATGGAGCCGCCGCGCGAAGTCGCTGCACTTCTTGCCCCGCCTCTGTCGCAGCCGTTGCCGCAAGGCCTACCCGCGCAGTTCCAAGGATCGCAGCAGCTTGCAGTCGCACGCGGCGGGATCATGGACGCGCTTAACACCGGCGCGCCTTCGACCCCGCAACAGATCGAACAGGCAGAGGCCGTTGATCAGCAACAGCCGGCTCAGGTCGCGCAGTCGGCAGGTGGCGTTGATCCCCGCCTTTACGAGTTGCTGGCGAACGACTTTGCGACCCCGGAAATGAAGGCTGTGGCGCGATCTATGATCGAGCAGCAAATGCTGTCAAACGAGCGGGTGCGGCAGCTCGAAATGCGGAAAGCAATCCCGAACGCTCCGACAGCGTCGGCGGGAAGCAATTCAACGACCCAACGGACCCCGAAGATCACCGGGATAAAGACCGACAGACAGTCACAGCCGCAAGCACGCCGATGATTTTCAGCGCTGCGCGGGACTGTTCATGCAGGTTGTGATCGATCTGCATAGCATCAAAATAGATGAGAACGGGGTTTGCTCAATCCTCGTCGACAAAAGCCAGGTAGCCGTTGCCGCTCGCCCAATCACGGATGATCAGGGCGATGGCTTGCTCTCGTGTGACACCGCGCTCCTTGGCGAACCCTTCAACGGCAGTTTTGAGGTCAGGTGGAAGGAGCATTTTTCTTCTTCTTCGGCTTTGAGGCGGCGTGGACTTCCGCAGCATTAAGCGCGCCTGCTGGGATGTTTGGTGCCTTGAACATTGCGACGATGACGGTGGTCTGAGACATCGGAATGTTGATCGGCTGGCCGCCGGTATAGGTTGTGTTTGCGTAAGCGGTGTTGCCGTAAACGTTGGCCGTCGTGTTGCCATAGACTGGCGTGTTGCCGGCGTAGATTGAGCCATTCTGCGATCCGGCTTGCTGAATACCGAAATTGCAAGGCTCCTTTTGGGGGGGCTTTTTCTATGGAGAATGTCCATGCCCAGAACTGGCGGTGTCTACACCCCTCCGGCCGGCACGAAAGGCGTGCCGAACACTACCATTCAGAGCGTGCCTTACAACACGCTGATCGACGACTTGGCCGCAGATGCCAACGCGCCTCGTCCAGTCACAGCCGGTGGTACCGGTGCGACGTCGGCCAGCGCTGCGCGCACTGCGCTCGGCGTTGAAATCGGGACGAACGTGCAGGCCTATGATGCTGGCCTGCAATCAATCGCCGGTCTGGTAACTGTTGTTGATCAGATGATTTACACGACCGCATTGGACGCCTACGCGACCACCGCACTAACGCCTTTTGCTCGAACGCTGCTGGATGACGTGGACGCGGCAACGGCACGTGCGACGCTCGGAGCTAACAATGCTTCAAACCTGACGACAGGTACTATCGCAGACGCGCGGCTGCCGGCGACGATGACGGCGAAGACTTTTACCGGCCAGATCACTGGAACGTCACTAGGGATGTCCGGGGACATTGTCACGACCGGAAGCAACTTTTACATCAACAGCAACGGCAATAAACATTTCTGGTTCAGGACGGCCATCGGCATCAATCGAGCCCTGCTCTACAACGAAGTCACTGACAACTCCCTGCGGCTCAACCTCTACAATACCTCCGGCGTGTTCGTCAGGGCTCTACAGTTCAGGGAGTCGGATGGCCTGCTACAGATCGATGGGCCGATTCAAACCACTGGCATCACGGTCAATGGTGACATCACCGCTACTCGTGGCAACGGCACTGGCGTCGTCTTCTTGGGCGGCGGCTCCAGATATTTGCACTACGACGGCTCGAAATACGTGATGCCGGCCGCCCACCTACAGGTCGGATCAGCCACTTATCAGACCGACGGCAACGTCGTCTTTGCCGGCGGTATGCTTAGCTTTGGCGTCGATCTTTACAATGCCTTGCTCAACAAGGTCACTGTCAACACCGGAGACGCAGGATCCGCCAGATTCCTGAAGATGAACGGCGCGGCTGGCGGCACCAACATGCAGTTCAACTGGAATGGGCAGGCTGGGCAGCCGGCGTGGATTTGGGGTGGCGATGCCAGTAGCACCGGCACCCAGATGTATGTCTACAATCCGTCCAACTTCAACGTCAACTACGCGAACGGCGCCGGCAACGCCGACACGGTCGACGGCTACCATGCCACCGATCTGGCCCAGATCTACAAGGGCTCGAACAGCGGTGAAACGAACTTCCCGCTTGGAACAGTTTTGGCGGTTACAGTTGGGAGTGGTGAGGGCGCTAGAAACCAAGCGTCCACCCTCAAAATTTGGTCAAGTAGCACCGCTCAATATGTAACGGCGGCGCTCGGTGGAACAGGTGCGACCTTGTCTGGAACATGGCGATGCCGTGGAATGACGTCCTACGCTGGGTCCGAGGTTCTATTCCAGCGTGTGGCGTAACAAGGGAGAAAGAGATGGTCGAAGAAGAGATCAGCAACTCACCAGCACCAGAAGCGCCACCGCCCTTTGCCCTTGTGTCCGTGGGGAAGATCACGGAAAACCACGACGATGCCCTGATGGTTAATCTCACCGTCTCATTTGGCGGCGGCGAACCGGAGGCAATCGTTGATTATGCCTATCGCGTCAGCGACCCCTTCGGGCTCGCGCCGGTACTGAAGGACTGGCTGGCGGCTAATCCGGGCTTCCCGGTCGATCCTTACGTGCCGCCGCCTGCGCCGACACCCGAAGAGCTGCGAGCCCAGATGCCGCCACTCACTGCCCGGCAGTTCCGCCTCGGTCTGGTATCGGGTGGCTACAGCCCGGCGCAGGTGACACAGGCGATCGACACCATGCCGGAGGGGCCCAACAAGGAAACCGCCAAAATCGAATGGCAATATGCGACCACCTTCAACCGTATGCACCCGCTGATCGCGACCGTCGGCGCCGCGCTTGGCCTGACTGAAGGCCAGATCGACGCCATGTGGACGGCGGCCGTCAACCTCTGAAGCTATAGTTGCGCGTAGGAAACGTACGAATCGAAGGGGAAGCGCTCTATCTTCAGGTTCCGCAGCCCCACAACTTCATCCACGGCTCGCGTTTCGCCAGGGAATATCTGCGCATTGAGTTCGTCAAACACGATAATCGACCCCTTGGGCATCTTGGGCAAAAAGACCTCCAGTGCCTTCTTCGTCGGCTCGTATAGATCGAAGTCGAGATAAAGGAGCGCGACGACCAAATGGGGGTTAGCTTCCACGAATGCATCGGCGGTCTGCATGATGTCGCCCTTGACCAGCTCCACCTTCGCAATGTGGCTGATTGGACGGTTCATGTCGAAAACCTCGATGGCCCTGCGCACCGATTCCTCGCTGCTACCTGTGAGGCCGCCCACATGCATCTGGTTGAACGTTCCCTTAGCGCTGTCATTCTCGTGGACTGACGGGAACCCCTCGAATGTATCGAAGCTAAAAACCTTGCGAGTATGGTTCGCTGGTTCGAAAATCGCCGACAGCTTTGCCCATGTCAGCGTGCCTGCACCGTGCAAAGCTCCACATTCGACGATCGATCCGTTCACGCCGAGAATCTTCTTAAATATCTCATACTTGGTGAGGAATTTCGCTATGGATTGGCGCGAAGCGTATTTTGGGAAAGCTTCGATCCGCTCGATGAGATCGATCGCTTCACTTTCGAACAACGCGGCGGCGCCGGAGAACTGATTGAGATCGTTCTTGGACTGGCTTTTGCTGTCGCGCGACTTCATTGTACGGAGATCCTTTTGCCCATCACTTCGTCGCTCACGGCATCGGCCCCAAGGTATCGGGATTGGATGCTATAGCGGATGGTGTCGCTGATGTTGTTGCCTGAAGAATGCAACAGGCACGAGTTGAAGAACAGGACGTCTCCGCGCTTCATTTCGACGTATTTGACCGGATTGTCGAAGATGCCGGCCGGATAGAACTTCTTCCCGAGGACATTCACCTCATGGGGAATTTGACCGAGCTTATGAGTGCCCGGCATCACCAGAAGGCACCCTTCCTTGAAGCCGGCATCAAAAAGAGGAATCCACGCAGTAATGGTTTCGGTTGCCCCTTTCACATAGTGGACATCTTGGTGCCACACAGCCAGTTCCCGCAGGACCATGGGGCAATCAATCCGAAAGGGGATTTTCTCTAGGAGGTCGACTTGCTGTTTCTCCAACAGCGCACGCAACACGCTGGCGATATTCCCGTTTAGTGACAGGTCGACAAGCTCAGGGTGCCGCCGGATTTCCTGGTACAGGAATTGTTCCGCTTCACGACTGCCCGTCAGATATTTGACCAGATCGGGATCGTCTAAACCTGAGAAACGCTGGCCCGAAAACTGCTCAAGAATTTGTAGGCAGCGTTCCTCGACCGGGCGCAAGGCCTCGCTATCGAGAATACCGCGAACCAGGCAAAAACCGACCTCTTTGTACTCGTCTAGGAATGCGACCTCCGTCGTCTTGTCGCGATGCGGATGATTCAGCAATTTTTCGCCCTCTGGTGGAAATCTGGTCACATTTAAAGCGAGCAAGAAAAATTTGGAAGCTGGATTCCGCGCGCCCCTTTCCTTTCTTCCTCAACAACAAGGTGAACCAAATGGAAACAGTGGGAAGGCCTGAAGACGAAGGCCTATCCGGACGTCGGCGGCATCTGGACCATTGATTAGGTCATACCAGCGCGGCCGGCGCGCCGGAGGTGACGCCCACCATGATGATCACCGAGGCCAAGGCGGAAGAGATCCTCCTGGCCGATCTGGCCACGTCCATTTTCTCTCGCTGCCTCCCGGGCCTTAAGGTAGGCACCGCCGCTGTATTTCGCCCAATCGATGGTATGGCCCTTTTCGGCGAGCCATGTGCCCACGTCGGCGCCGTCCGCGCGATGGCAGACGGCAACCACGCGTCCATTTCGATCACGATCAACCGGCCGGCAAGACGTCGGACGAGATTCGGCTAGAAATCGATCGGGCGCGAGAGCGGCATCCGTGCCACAGCGATAGGGATTGCCCTGGACATCATCGCACCGCTGCCAGCTTTCCGGAACATCAACGCCGCTTAGACGGATTCGTTGTCCGTGGATTTCGATCGTGTCGCCGTCGATTACCGTAGCTCGACCGACGAGCGGTTCGGCAGCGACGGCCGCATGGCAGCACACGAAAGCGGTGGCAAAGCCGGCAATCCATTTCTTCAGAATAGCAGTGCCTCCGGTGTGTTGGCAGGCGCTTGCATTTCCGCCACCTGAACGATCTTGAGCTTCTCCTCGGGCAGGGGACGCTGCAAGGCATGGGCTTCTGACCAAGGTTCGATTAGCCACGCCTGGACCTCAGCCTTCGTCGTCAGAAGCACAGGCATCGCTTTTTGATGGATCGGCGCAACGATGCTGTTGGGCTCTGTCGTCAGGAAGGCAAAGAGGTCGATCGTGATAAGCCCTTCCTTGATCTTTCGAACGCTCGTCCAATCCTTCACCCAAATGCCGGCAAAGAACATCAACGGCTCGTCACTTATGCTGGCGAACCATGCATTTGGAGTGCGGCCGCCTTCGACCTTGTTAGCCGGGTCCGGCTCGGCAAAACGGGTGAGGGGAACAACGCATCGGTTTTCTACGCCGAGCCATCGCTTCCAGTGCTTGCTTGAGGTATTGCGGACGTTGGTGGTGCCACCGTCGGGCTCCATTTTCAGGAGTTCGTCAAAGTCGACTTCCTTGCCATTGGCGCGAAGCTTATCCGCGCGCTTCGTCGCTGCCTCCAATTGCGCCTTACTCGACGAAGGCATACCCCAACGCACCATGGCGAGTTCGCGCCGATCCTCGTTGTTTCGAATAATCGGCGCGAAACGATCCGGGTAAATGTCGACTGACGGCTCGAGGTTGCCGACCAGATCGTGTGTCACCGAAACGAAATCACGGATAGCCTGCTGGTTCGTGGTCAAATTGTAGAGATTGCACATGGCTCATGATCACCTTCAGTAGAAGTCGTCTTTCCACACTGGTTTTAGAAGCGTCTTGATCCTCACCAGCTTTCGGATGCGGAGCTTTCCAGTGTCGGCGCCCCATGGCAACTCGAATTCTGCCTTCAAGTAATTCTTGTGTTTGCATATATCGCACCGAAATTGGGGCGCGATCTCGTCGACTGGCACGTCACCGCAAAGCTGCAGCAAGTCGCGACAGCGATAACGATGCGTGATGCGGCAGTACATACAGTCGATCCTGACGATCTGGCGGGTTTCCTCGGCCTTGGACAGGGTGTGCATGCGCTGGCGGCGGGTTAGACCATTCTGTTCCGGCATGATGGTCAGCCTGAAGCGCTCGATCTTTCCATAGTTGCGGCGGCCGGCTCGCGGCACGGGCGCCACCCACGGGTAAAGCCCAGGCTCATCGAAATTTCGGCTAGGGCGAGCTGCTCGCGCAGATGCCGGCAGTCGGCGAGTAGGGTCCTGATCGTGGCCACGGCGTCGCCATTGTGCCAGGCGAGGGCGGCGGTGAATTCGTCTGCAGCCAGATCGACGGCGTCGGCCTGGGTAGCTTCCTGAGCGGCAAACATGGTTTCTCCTTGTCCGGGGTGCCTTCCCGGAGTTTTCATCTGGCAGGTTTTAGGTTGGCGGCCGCATCGCCGGTGAAATTAGGATTTCTTGGCCGGTGGCCATTCGATCCGGTGTTCGAAGCAATACCAATTGGGCGTCGCGCTGCCGTGGGCGAAGCCGAAACCGCCCCATGCCTTGCAGTCCGGATTCTCGCACAAATGCACGAACGGGCCGCTTTCCGTCTTCTTGGTCGCGCCGGTTTCGTCACTCATGCTGCAGGCCTTCTCAATCGGTATGTTCTACAAATGTTCTCATTTAGGCCGAGAGTCAACAGCCAGGTTTAGGGAACGAACGTCCGGCAGGGGCGTTATGCGAATGTGGCGAATAGATGGGGTAAGGGGCTGTGCTAACGAGGTCTCTCGTCAGTCCTTCCGGCATCTTCCAGAGTCCGATGCCAACAATTCGACGGCCTCGGCATCTTCGACGGAAACGCCTGCCCGCTCGATACGAGGATTGTTGCGCACAGCGGCCCCCGTCAAGTGGTGTAGCGGCGGTGGCATTCGTCGCTGGTGTCGTAACTCACGGCGTTCTGCAGATAGCGGGCATGTGCCCAAGTGAAGAACCGATGACTCCGCTTAACGATTAGGAAAGCATTGTCACTAAAACAACCCTCCCGCATGATGGATACTGTTAGTCTCGCGTCACGAGGCCATATGAGGCGGAGGTAGCTTATGCCGGATGCTTCGATCGACCTGGCGCTGTATTCGGCCGCGCTGAATGTCACGGCGCCGCCGGCGCTGATTCGGCCCCTGCTTGACCAATTGGTGGAGGGGCAATTCTCGATCGATGACATCATGAGGCGCTGCGCCGAGAATGGCGTGCGCCTCAAGGCGCACTTGCGCAAAGGCGAACGCACCCGCAAGGAGCTGCGGGCGGCCTTCGATCTGCAATCAGTGGAGCGCCGACATCTCGATATTCTCGACATGCTGATTGCAAGCCTGGAGGCCAAGGCCGCACGCGACGCGCGTGAGTTCGATGGTCTGCTGGATGATTTCAAGGCAAGGGTTTCTGCGCTTTCCGGCTCCGCCAGCGCTGATAAAGCCTTGGAACTGGAGGAGATTTACAGGACGATCCAGGCGCAGGTGCGGGTCGAGGTTGGCGAACTCTCTGATGTCGCTGTCTTTCTGCGCAGCCTGCGCGAGAGATGCAGCGACGATCGTGGTGAGAAGGCACATCTCGCCGACAGCGAGAGCCTCAAGAGCTTGTTGCAGTCCCTGTCGCCGCCAAAGCCGCCATCTGTCTCTTGAAGTGTGTCGCGATCTCCAGGCGTCGCTTGTCGCGGATGTCCTTATTGAAATGCCGTCACACTTTTGCCTGACACCCTTCAATCCGGCGCGGTTGGTTTTGATCTTTCAATCGGACACGACAGCGAATACCAACCCGCGCCGGTGTCGATCTATTGCGCGGGAGCGATTTTGGTTTCCGGCAAGGAGAGAACCGCAACCGGACTTCAGCGGTCCGGCGAGAATTGTCGACGCTATCATGAGGCCGAAAATTGTTTCAGCCCAGGTCGTCCGTGTATCGGCCACCGGCAGCGCGCCAACCTCAAGCGATGCCGGACATCGCTCTGCAGTATGCCTGTTGCCGGACAACCGCAGGCTATCCCGTCCAACAGGTCAACATCAGCGCAGCTTGGCGTCATGTCGCTTGCGCGACGCGGCCCGTTGCAAAGATGCGCCCGCATCCAGCTTTGTCAGTAGGGCTGTACCATAATGACACAGCTGACAAGGACGATGGCCAGCGTGGTCATCTTCACGAATGCGGCATCCATCATGGCGAAATCCCCCTTTTGAGCGCCTGCAGCACTGTGCGTCCAATAGGATGCACAAAGGTCGATGCAGGACTTTGAATTGCTGCATGTCTCCCCAAGTCGGCTGCGATCAGGGAGGCATGCCGTAGCAACGCATCATCGTTGCTTCTGGTTCCCAATCTAAACAGGACAAACGACATGAACATGAACCGACGCATCAATGCGGCGGGCCTTTCGCTCGTCAAACAGTGGGAAGGTCTGAAGACCAAGGCTTATCGCGACGTCGCCGGTGTCTGGACCATCGGCTATGGCCACACCAGCGCCGCCGGCGTGCCCGTTGTGAAACCGAACATGGTGATCACCGAGGCCGAGGCGGAACAGATCCTTCAGGTGGATCTCGCGAAATTCGAGGAACGTGTCGCGCGCCTTGTCACGGTGCCGGTGACCGACAACCAGTTCGCCGTGCTGGTCTCTTTCGATTTCAACACCGGCAGGCTCGGCAAGTCGACATTGCTGAAAAAGCTGAACGCTGGCGATTACGACGCCGTGCCGCTGGAATTGATGAAGTGGGTCAATGCGGGCGGCCGCCGCGTGAAGGGATTGGTCAATCGCCGGTCTGCCGAAGTCGGCCTTTGGGCAAAGGGCGAGTTCGTTGCCTCCAACACCGTCACGGCTGCGCCGAAGCCGCCTGAAGTGGTCAGCAAGGAGAATATCTCCTGGCTCGCGGGCATTCTTTCCTCGCTCGGTTTTGCGTTCACTGGCAGTGGCCCCTTGCAATGGGCATTTGCTGGCATCATTGCCGTTGCCTTTGTGATTGGCGCCTTCCTCTTCCTGCGCAAGCGGCTCGATCCGGCATGATCGCCTGGCTGAGGATCCTGTGCGGCGGGCTCGTGCTCGCCGCGATCATCTGGGCGGTGCACGCATTAAGGGCGGATGGCGCCCGGTCCGTTATTCAAGCGATCGAAAGGCAGAACGATGACGCTGCGAACCGCGCTCAGGAAAAGCGCCTTGATTACGATACCTGCATTGATGCTGGCGGGCTGTGGGACTTCGGCGCCGAAAAATGTCGAGGGGCTTAAAAGCGTCGTCGGCACTGATCTGGTCAGCGCACGCGGCGCGACGCCGGCAGACCAGCGCAAGATCGACCGCACGGTCGTCGGTCTGTGTGCCGCCGCGGTCTGGTCAAAGGCCGATTGCGTACGGCATGGGGGACGGCACAATGTATCCGGCTGAAACCGATGTGAGCGTCCATCGCCAACTTGGCGAACTGGTCGCAGGCATGCGCAGTCTGCAGGAATCGATCCGCCGGATCGAGGAGGGCGCGCAACGCGCCGAGGACAAGGCGACGAGCAGCCGGGCTGGTGTTCATCAGCGCATGGACCAACTCGTCGACCGCGTCGGCGATCTCGAGGCTTCGGTCTTGACGCTCGGCGGTGACGTCGCAGAGATGAAACCGGTGACCGACGACGTCAAGCGCTGGAAACTGATGGGCATCGGCGCGCTCGGCGTCACCGGTATTGCCGCCATGGCGCTCGGCGTCAGCTTTGCCGAGGCGATCCGGCGGATCGTGTTCGTCATTGTCGGCAAGGGGTGATCGTGTGATCCATCCTACCGGTTTGCTTTGGCCGGTCGGTGGTGCGGAGAAGACATTGAAGAACTGACGGCCGGCCACCCAAACGCTCTTGAAAATCCCGGAGATCGCGCTTCGCAAGAGCGTTTCCGACTTGGGCGGAATCTCTGTAGCGCTCTATCTCTTCGCTCTTACGCATTTCCTGACGGAAAACCGCTTCGCACTTTTTAGTGAAGCGTCTGCACGGGATGTTCCGTAAACGTCTGGATACCATCGCGCTCGATGGTGGCGAGAAATTCTTCATAGGCTTCGCGGTCGGTGGGGAAAGAATCTTCCCAGACGGTGGAGTAGCCTTCTTCGTCGATCACCTCGAGGGTCCAGTCGAGATTGGAACCCGTCGGGCGCGAGATGCGGATATGGACGACGACATCGTCGTCGGCAAACTCGCCGGACAATTCCGAAAGCTCGAGGTCTTCTTCTGTTTGGGTCAT